GAAAATCTGGTGAACCACCGGCGCGGTTTCCGGGTCAGGCTCCATGCGGCCATCCACACCCTTTTGGTAGCCGTAGGGGCAGATTTTGCTTTGATACTCTCCCCGCCGCATCTTGGCATACTTGGCTGTCTTGGTTTTCATGGACATGTCGCGGCTGTAGCACTCGCTGATCAGGTACTTAAACGCCACGCTGAGGCCACCCGTATCACCCTTGTAGTCGGCGCTGTCAAAATCATCGGCCACGGAAACAAAACGGGTGTGGAAGATGGGAAATACGCGCTCGATGAAATAGCCGGTTTCAATGCTGTTGCGCCCAAACCGGGAAAAATCTTTGACCATGATGCAGTCTATCTTACCCGCGCGCACCAAATCCAGCAGTTCCTGTACGGCGGGGCGCTCAAAATTGGCCCCGCTGTGCCCGTTGTCGATGAATTCCAGAATCTCGGCATTGTCATACTCCGGCAGCGTCATGGCGTGATCCAGCAGGTATATCCCCTGGTTGCGGATGCTCATGCTCTCCGTCTTAGAATCTTCCAGCGAAAGCCGGATGTACAAGGCGATTACGTATTTACGCATTGCCGCCACACCTCGCCGTATTGTTCCAATCCATCCTCGAATCGGGTCGTTAGGGTGATCTCGTGGTCATGGGTGATGTCGATGCACTCTACCAAGAATGCTACCAAGTCGGCGGTCAAGTTACGGGAGTGGTTCAAATCCTCCGAGGCTCGCCGCAACGCTTCATATTGGGCAATCTGGCCATTCAACGCGGCGATCCCTTTTTCCAATCCGGCTATTTCGGCAAGGGAGGACGAAATGTCCGCGTCATACCTTGCTTTCAGCATCCGGTACTCTTCTTCGCTGACAATGGCCCTCACCAGCTTGTCGTACAAGCCTTGGACAAATCCTCGGGCCCTCAAAAGCTGTGTCCGGCTTTGGGTCAAACCGTCCCGCATCCTGTCCAGCCATGACTGCCGTTCAGCTTCGCTTCGCAATGTGATGGCATACATCTCCAGCGTCTTTGCCAGCCTTGCTTTCAGCATGGCTTTCACTTCGGGGAACAGCTTGCGCTCGTACATGAGTACACCCGAGCAAGCACCTTTTTTGATTCGCGTATTTGCCAAGCAATGGTAGCAATACACGTCCGGCATGGTTTTACGTTTGCTCCGCTGACGGTGCAAACTGCCACCGCAGTGGGCGCAAAACACCTTGCCCTTGAAGATATTGGGGGTGTAGGGTGAAACCTCAAGCTCCTTGATATCCTCGGCAACTTGCGCGCGCCATGCCCGGACGGCTTCAAACATCTCTTTGCTGACAATCGCCTCATGGGTGCCGGATACAGCAATAAGATTGTCGGCCTCGGCACGAATCTGCCGATGGTCAACGACTTTCGTCTTGCCCTGCACCATGTCCCCTGTGTACAACTCGTTGCTCAGAATCCTCGCTACCGTCCAGGTCTGCCACATGCCGTTACCCATCAGGTTCTCATGGGTGATCACACCCTGCTGATATTTGTAATGGCTGGGAGCTTGGATGCCAGACGCATTGAGCCGCAACACAATGTCATTGACGCCCACCTGTTGAGACGCCCACTCGAATATCTGCCGTATCACAGCGGCGGCTTCTTCATCCACAAGGAGCTTGTGACAGTCCTTCGGGTCTTTCCGGTAACCATACAGGGCACGGCCGCCCACATACTCGCCGTCCCGCATAGCCTGCCGCTGCTGGGCCTTGACCTTGCGGCCAATGTCCATAGAATAGGCTTCGTTGATCATGTTTTTCAGAGGAAGCATGATGCTCCCGTGCAGGTTGTCCGGGTTCTTGCTGTCGTACTGGTCGGCAACGGAAATGAAGCGCACCTTGTGAACGGGAAAAAACCGCTCTATGTAGTAACCCGTATCAATCGAACTGCGGCCCAGGCGGGAGAGGTCTTTCACGATCACACAGTCTATCTTGCTGTCCTCGATATCGGCTAACATCCGTTGGAACGCCGGACGCTGGAAATTGGTTCCCGTGCATCCATTATCGATATAGACGTCATGCACCTGAAACTCCGGTTGTCCGGACAGGTGGTTTTCCAGCACCATCTTTTGCGTTTCAATCGAATTGCCGCGCTTGTCCCTGTCCTCCACGGAAAGGCGGATATACAAGGCGGTACGGATATACAGCGGCATCGTACAGGCCATTTCCAGCTCCGCCTGATGCTTTCTGCTTTTTCTTGCCATGATCGTCAGCCCGCCTTTCTCTGGTTATGAAGATCCATCAGGGCCTTTGCCTTTTGGTACTCGTCCTGATAGTTGAAGCGAATTTCAATTCTCCTGCCGGGCTTGCTTTTCTCGTGAACCTTGATGTACTGAATCAGATGTACCGCAGCTTTACGATCCAGCGTTTGCAGCGTGGAGAACTTGATGAAATGCTGTGTCCAGCGCATGCGTTCGCTCCGGTTCTCCAGCACATCATTCAGCTTACGCTCCACTTCAGCAAGGCTGTCCTTCAGTTGCCGGCCCTGATCGTCATAGCGCTTTTTCAGCATCATGTAATCGTCCTTGGATAGCAATCCGCTCACCAGCCGTTCATATAGCCCGGCCTTGAAACTGTTGACTTCCTCTATCTGCCGCTGAAGCTGTTTGATGTGGCGCGTGTATTCCCCCACCAGCGATTGGTTGATGCTCTGTTGGTCAACGCCATTGAGCAACCTTTCCAGAGATACCACATTGTCAATTTGCGCTTTGACGCTGAGAAGCGCGCATTCTATCAAATCGCTTTCCTTCACCATGACCGGCATTTCGCACTTGCCCCTTTTCCCTTCGATGCAGTAATAATAGACGTACTCCTTGCCGCTGACACGGTTCACCTTGCGCGTCATGCGGCTGCCACAGCACCCGCAAATCAGCATGCCGGAAAACAGGTATACATGCTTTTCCTTGGGAGAAATGCGCGTGTCCAGATGCCAGATGCGTTGGACAAGGTCAAAATCGTGCCGCTCCACAATGGCGTCATGGGCATCGTGTACACGAATCCAGTCAGTGGCAGGCAAGGCTTCCATTTCCTTGATTTTGAAGTGAGGCGATGTTTGCTTTCCCTGCGCCAGCGTGCCGGTGTAGGTTTCATCGCGCAGGATACGCAGAATGGCCGTGGCCGACCACTTGCAGTTTTCCCTGTCCGCAAAGCCCTTTTGGGCGTAGGGGAGGCCCTGATTCTTCTTATAAGCCAGCGGTGACAGAATTCCTCTGCTGTTCAATTCCGCCGCCATCCGCAGGGCGCTCATGCCTTCCAGTCGGCTTCTGAAGATTTCCCGCACCACGCTTGCGGCATAGGGGTCTATCTCCAGCTTGTTGTGATTTTCTTCGGATTTGACATAGCCATAGACGGTGAACGCTCCCACGAAATCGCCGTTCTTCCGCTTGACCTGCAATGAACTGCGCGTCTTGACCGAAATGTCGCGACAATAGGCTTCGTTCATGATGTTTTTGACCGACACATGGAGGTCGTCGCTGTTATCGTCCCGAGCGGTATCAATGTTGTCGTTGATGGCGATGAAACGGACGCCGTATGCGGGGAATACCCGCCGCAGATAGCGGCCTGTTTCGATGTATTCCCTGCCCAGGCGGGACAAGTCTTTCACAATGACGCAGTTGATCTTTCCGTCTGCCACGTCCCGCATCATTTTCTGAAAGGCGGGCCGGTCAAACAGAACGCCGCTGTAGCCGTCGTCAATTTGTTCGTCCACCGCCTCAATATCGGGGTGTTGCTCCAAATAGTGGTCGATCAGCTTTCGCTGGTTGGCGATGCTTTCGCTTTCCGTGGATTTGTCGTCGGTATAGGAACGGCGAAGGTACTTGGTTGCCTGGTAAGTTGGCATAAAAAAACACTCCATTCATCACGGACTGCTCCCGCAATGCTAGAGTGGCGGAGTTTCAGCGTTGTTCACCCTTTTCCGATAAGATCATACCACATCTCGCGAAAAAAAGCAGCCCCCAAAATAAATCATCGCAGTATTCCCATCAGACAGTCCTCCAAGATGGGAATA